AGCGTCTTTAAGCCGTTTTGCGATCCATTCTGTCACATTTACCGTGACAGCATTTCCCATCTGATTGCATCTCTGTCTGTCTGTTAATCCTTCTGTCCAGTTGTCAGGAAATCCTTGTAATCTTTCCCATTCAATTGGCGTTAGAATTCTGGTAACATCTTGGTTCTCAATAACTAATACACTAGATCGTTGTCCAATATCAAACAAGTTCAAAGTGTTAGCGTAATCAGTTCTTATCCAAGTCTCAAAGTCATGACTTGTCTGTGCTTTCCTTGACTTTCTTACGGCTTGTGGATATTCTTCAACATACTCGTCAAAGAGTTGGCTAAAGGTGGATACAAAGTGTTTCCCTTTCTTTGACCTCTCTCTAATATCCCCTCGCATGTCGGTTTTGAGATCCAGTATTTCTGAGGCGCGTTCTCCTCTAAGATCTGCGATAATGAACACTCTTTCCCGTTTTTGGGGAACTCCGAAGTATCTACTGTCCAATGTTCTCCATGCGATAGATTTAGGACTCCACTCTCTGACCATTTCATTGAGGACGACTGCGAAATCCCTTCCGTTATTGCTTGTGAGCATTCCGGGGACATTTTCGACCACCACAAAGGATGGTCTTGTTGGCATGTCTCTGACGATTCGAATAAACTCATAAAATAAACCTGATCTTTCTCCAGACAGTCCTTTTCTTCCGCCTGCGACCGATAGATCCTGACAAGGAAATCCACCAATAACAACATCAACTGGATCTACCTTGACAGGATCTATCTTGCAGACATCATCATAAATCTTTGCTTGCGGAAAATGCTTTGCAAGAATTGTCCTGCAATGCTTTTCCTTATCACATGCCCAAGAAATAGGAAAGCCTTGACGCTCGAATCCGAGATCAAGGCCTCCTACTCCTGAGAACAGCGAACCAACTTTCATCATGAAGTAATATCTACCAATTCACACTTGTCGCCGCTGCAAGCAAATGTCTGAGTACCGGAAGTCTTATCTTCCTTCTCATACTTGACTAGATCCAACCAATTTACATTCTGTGGCATCTTTGCAAGCAGTGCATCGTATTCTTCCTTGCTGCACTCTTGATAAGGTGCTTGACGATAATTGTGATCACTGTGTGGTAGGAACGAAATACCACTGATCTCATCGAAGTGCTTGTAAACCCATGCACCAACATCCATCCATTCGTTTTCACGGACAGTTACAGTAATGCTTGGCTTGTGTTCACACCAGTACCGTTGGTAAGTTAACCAAAGTTCTAGATGTTCAATTGCACTCAGATCATTACGAGTCAAGCATCCTTCGGGAGACTTGGTTGGGAATGAGAACACCATAACAGAGTCTGGCTTCATTACACACTTCTCATGTGGGAATCCCATATCCATCATCATCTTGCATAGAGGATCTTTTTGATCGGCACGAACTGTGCGGATGTAATACTCTGAGTGACGAGGATGGATACCAGATGCAGCATCAACAAGTTGTGATACAGTTCCAGATGGCTTGACACAGGTGATTGCAGCAGCAGGATTAATGCCAATCTTCTTCGCAAATTCGGCATTTGTCTTGATTGCAATTTCCTTAAGTCGGATCAATCCCTTTTCGAGATTCATGACATCATTTGCCATATGCTCATTGTCAAGAATACCAGTTAGAGATACACCTAGAAGTGCCTCTTCTTCGCAGTTCTTCTTCCATTCGCTTGAGAGGTAAGGGAAGTCAGTTAAAGACGCTTGGAATGTACCTAGAATGCTCGCTAGACGCACCTTACGAGCAAGATCGTCTGCGGTGTCAGTTGCGCGTACAACGACTTCTGTGAGGTTACAGAACTCACGGTCGCGTAGAATGATCTCTGAGCATGGATTGGTTCCAAAGTCGTAGTTTGGATCACGACGATCACCTAGTTTGGCAACAGTCTTTTTGCAAGCGTCACGATTGAAGATACCACGCTCGCCACTCTTGCTCTTATAGAGTGACATCCACTCTTCCATAAAGATGCCCATGTCTGGCTTCTCTTTGTAGGCGACAGAGTTATTGGCCAATGCACGCTGCGGATTGTCGTTCCACCAAGCCCCGGACTTTGCGTCCCGCATCCGTTCATCAGTGAGGTTACTAAGTGATATAAGTGCGGATCGTCTGACACCTCCGACCACGACAACTTCTGCAATCTTACAGACGATATCATGGCATTCGATGGAAGTGAGTTTTCGTCCTGAAGCCTTTTTAAAAGTGTCAGTTGTGAATCGAAAGAGATCTTCCAATGGCCCCGGACCCGACGCACGGCCACCAAATGTCTTAAGTCTTGCGCCAGCAGGACGAACCTTTGTGGTGTCCCACTTAGGAATTTGACCTCCAATAAGAAGGGATACCAATTCTCGGTATGATTTAGCCCAGCCAGCCTTACTATCTTGGACAACAATAGTGGTTTCACTGTTAGTGAACTCCTCTGCAATAGTTGGTAACTTCTCAACATATTGCCTCTCAACGGAGAAGCCCACACCTGTACCGCACATGAGTATATAGAGAATTTCATCAAAAGCCCTTACCCGATTCACCGCGACATACGAACAATTATATCCTGCGGTGTTGTCGCGTTCTAGTGCTTCACCGGCAGTCATTAATGCTCTCATGGAGGGCATGATTTCTAGTTTGAGAACAGCAGTTTCCAACTCACTTCGCAAGTCAGAAGTCATAATAAATTTATTATCTTCCTTGAGTTTATTCTCAAAGAAATCAAAGTAACGCTTCACGGTTTCTTCCCATGTCTCGCGGCGATTTTCACTTTCAATCCATCTTGAATAGCGTGATAAGTGAATGAAATCCTGATAGAGGCTTGGTAGACTCATACGATTAACTCCTATTGTTTAAGTTGGTGATTTATATAGTTTGGTTTGTGAGCGTTTTCCAAGAAATTGGAAAAAGCGGTTGAATGATTTCTCCAATGGCAGCAGCGTATTGCTGTACTTCCCATTGAGCATGAGAATCAATTCTTTGATGATAAACACGGGCAAATGCAGACAGAGATCCTGTCCACCACCATTCGGTGTATGTTCCTTGTGGGAGAACAGATCTTGCTTGTTCTGGAGCAACACCTCTTGCTAGAAGTTCTTCATAAGTTTGAAGTGCTTCACGGGTTGTCATCTCGTAATGACGATTGACTGTGTTGTAAGAATCATCGATCTCCATAAAATCTTCAGATCCTTGCTTTGCGCCGTTTGTTGGCTTTCCGCGCCAACGGGGAAAATAAAATTCGGGAGAATCGCTCACATAACGACGGGAAACTTCATTTTCAACAAATCCAACTTTGTGCTTAAACAACTGAGTGCGAATAAAAATTGGCGCCTTAATGCGTAGTGTAATTTGTGGATGTGCAAATGGAGTCCAGTGCTTATGCTTGGCAAGATATGAAATTAGTTTTTCATCCTTACTGGTAAGAATACCATTTCCATCGTGATCATATTCTTGCCATACACTTTCTTTATTAAATGAAACGCGAGCAGCATTAACGACTGTTAGATCGTCGCCCATGTGCATTACATATTCAACATGACCTTTATCAAGAACCTGTATCTTCGTCATCTCTATTATCCTTTTCGTCTGCATGGAAAAACTTAACACGACCAACACCACCGTAATCGGCTGCGTAGTGAATTGCTTTATCCCACAATTCTTTATTTCGCTCCTTTATGATGTCAGTAAATTTCAATTGTAACTGAATTACTCCATATGTCAACTTAGTATCGTCGGCTTTTGGATCTTCTGGTGTGTAGTAGTATTCATCATCTGTTTTGTTTACTACTATACCGTAATCTTTAGCGAATGTGTTGGCTTTTTCCATGCATTCGTCTGCAAGTTTTTCATCCATTTCCAAAATATATTCTCGGAAATGTTCGCAAAAACTCAGAAATGCTTGAGTCATCTCTTCGCCATATTCTTCGAAGAAATCGTCATCTATATTATCTTCTCTAATATTCATACTTTTTTCCATTCATTTAGTTTTAGTTGTGCTTGCAAACCATTATATGTGTTTTTATTAATGATATCAACTATTTGTTCAGTTGTTTTACCAGACAACACCATATCGTTGACATCCTTTTCCTTGACTGTATTTGGCCAAATCACTACATTGAATTTCTTTTGAATTAGTTGTTGAAGTGTCTCCACAACATTGTAGTTTCTTGGTTCGTTATCAATGACAAATACTACCTTCTTATCACTGATTGTATTTGGTAAAGTCATCGTAGAATCCATTCCTAGAGTCGCAACACCATTTGGTAGAAACAAAGAATCAATTGGCCCTTCTACCACATAAACTGGTTCATCATTTACACGATTCAATCCATACCACAAACGAGTTGCATTCTTATTCTTTATGGTTATGTAACGAATTGCCTTTGGGTTGTTTCCAATGTATCGTCCTTGAATACCAATAAGATTGTCATCCTCATCATAGATTGGAATAATGAGTCTGCTTTCTTTTAGTAGTTCCGTCTTATCAGGATCGATTGCTTTTGCAACAGAAGCAAAGTCTTCTGTGTAATACAAAATACTCAATGCTTCTATTGGAATCTTACGAGACAGAACATAACGCTTGCAGATATGATCGTCATCTAGAGCAGAGAGTGGAATACATCCAACTAGATCTGTTTTCTTGAATACAGGCTTCTCGAATACAATCTTTGGTTTCTTGTAATTTGACTTTCCATTCTCACCATTCTTCCAACGCTCAAGTGCATACTCCTTGCAAAGAGAAGGAGCAACTTGCTCTAGGAAGTTATAGAGATTGCTACTAAATGCACAGTTGTGACACTTGAAGAAGAAATCATTTCCCTTCTGAAAGAAGAAACCTCTTGCTTTGTTCTTATGCTTTTGCGAATCGCCGCAAATTGGGCATCGGCAATTAGCAAGAGTTTCTTTCTTCCATGCAAACTTTTCTAGTTTAGAAGAAATGATGTTAATGAATTTCTTATCAATATAAGTTGACATCAGAACTTCCAATCGCCAGTTGTGCTAGTCTTCATCTTCTTGAACTTATCGCGCATATCATAACCAGATCCAGCCTCTTGCTCGTTTGTAGTATTACCAGCCGTTAGAGTTGGTTGTTCTAGTGTTGGAACATCGGATAGTTTCATCTTTGCACGATTCAATCCAACAACAAACTTACGGTTAGACATGGCATTGTTGTACCGATTCTTCAATTGCTTCACCATGATCTGATTGGCTTCCTCTAGTTCTTCAGTAGAGATCAAAGCAATCATAAAGTCACTTGTGGCTGGCAAACCAAATGATTCTGAAGTATTCTCAAGACCAACATCTGTATTCGAATAACCTTCACGATTTGTTTGAGTAGCAGACCAGATTGGAATGTCTCGTTCTACAGCAAGTGCGCGGAGTTCTTCTGCAATCGCTTTAATCATCGTATAAGAGTTAATTGCACCATTGTTACGCATACGAGAGGACGCACAGATGTTTAGATAATCAATGAAGATTACATCCGGTTTGAATCCCTTCTTGATTTGAAGTTCATCAAGCAATGCACGGAAATGCGTTGCACTGGCGCTTGAAGTTGGATACTCCTTGATGATCAAACGCGAATGAATGTTCTTGCAAAGATTCTCAATCTTCTTTGTGTAAACAGACAGAGGCATATCCTTGAGATCATCCATCGTCACATCAAGAAGATTTGCATCGATGCGTTCTGCGATTCTCTCTTCTGCCATCTCGCAAGTGATGTAAAGCACATTGTAGTTTTGTACTAGACAATTTGCAGCATGGTGGCAGAGAAATAGAGACTTACCAACACCAGTACCTGCCATCACGATATTCAGAGTCTTGCTTGGAGTTCCACCAGCCGTGATTGTGTTTAGATATTCAATATCAAACGCAACCTTCTTTTCTTTCTGATGATAAAACTCAAAACGCTTTTCGGCATCTTGCGTATAATCGTGTCCGATATGAACATCGAAAGAAACAGAAAGAGCCTTGCTCAATAGATCTGGAATAGCAGTCTTGTTTCTGTTCTTGTCCTTACCATCAATTATCTGAATGGATTCCATGATGGAGTTATAGATTGCTTTGTCTTTACAGAAGTTTTCTGTTTCGTTGACAAGCCATTCTTGATTTGGTTTCTCATCGAAATCAAAGTCTTCGATGATCTTGTTGCAATCCTGAAACTCTTGCTCGGAAACAGTCTTAAGTTTCTCCAATGATATAATCACCGCCTCCTTTGAGGGGACGGTGTTATACTTTGTAAAAAACTCTTGGATGTTTTCGAAAATCAGTCGTTCTGATTTGTCGTGAAAGTATTCACTCTTCAGAAATGGGATCACCTTGCGAGAGTAGTCTTCGCTCGTCATCAGCGTCCGTAATACTGTCAATTCGATTCTCTGATTCATTCTCTGCTTCCTCAATCCACTTTTCTAGCAAATCAATTACTACATCACCAGCCAATTTAAAGAAATCTTCGTTTAGTATAGCATCATTTGGATTCTTTACAACAATAGGATTGAAGATTAACTTGGCTGTCTTCTTATCGTCAGATTCTTCAACGCCAATCTTTTCGTAGGTGTATTCGACACCTTCAAACAGACCAGACTTAATCCGAATGATTACGAATCCATTATGAAGTTCTTCAGTGGCTTCGTAGATTTTAGCCGTCGAGTTTTCCATACTTAAATTCCTTTTGAATTCTCTCATCAAGTTGCTTTAGAATATCAGCGGTGAGGTACTTCTCTGGCTCATCGTTGATATTCTTCATAAACACCTTTGAGCCATCTGGAAGTTCAATACGAGTGGAAACACTCTTGAAGATTCCATACTCAACAGCCAATTCAGCCAATCCATGATAACGACTCAGACCACTCTCGTAGTTTAGACGAGTCTCAATCTCCATGTTTTCCTTGGCAAAACGATTCTTATAATTCTTGCAAGTAATGAAGTTACCAACAACACCTTCATCAGTCTTGTCCTTCTTCTTGCTTAGGAATAGAATCGTGCTGGCTGCATACTTGACACCACTACCACCAGACAGATCCTTAGTTGGCACATAAGCACCAACGACTTGATAAGTGTGATTGGTAATGAGCAGAGGAATATTTGCCTTGCCTAGTTTGGCAGTGAGAACACGGAACGCAGCCTTGATCATCTGCGCCTTTGTCATGTCTCTGACATTCTTACCTTCTGCGGTATCATTCATCTCTTTCTCAGTAGAAAGCATTCCAAGCGAATCTAGCACCATTAGAATGGGTTTACGCTTTGCTTCCTCTTCCTCTAGATAAGAGTTTACAATCTTCAGAGCCTGTGTCTTGAACTCTTCGATTGTGAGAACAGGAACAATGGCTAGACGATCAGTATCGATACCACGACCATCTAGCATGTCGCTAGTGATTGCATTCTCTGTATCGAAATACAGAACCATAGCATCTGGATTTGAGTCTAGGAAGTTCTTGCAAATGCCAAGTGCAAAGAAAGTCTTACCAGTTGCTTGCTCACCTGCTAGACAGGTAATACGATTATTTGGAAGACCACCATGAATGCTGCCACTCAGTAGTGCATTCAGAGTATAAGAACCCGTATCAATAAATGCCGTGGTGTCATCCATGTCGGCTGCTACGGTTGCGTCATTGTTTCCAGTTGCTTTTAGTAATGATTTAATATTCATGCGAAATAATCCTCAAGAGTGTTTTGTTTTTCCACAGACCAACCGATCACATCAAGAATGTTCTTGAGTGGATCTAAGAATGTCTTCTCAAACTGCATATCATAGTCAATGTATCTATTCAGATCAAGTTCAATTGGAAGAGAATTTAGGAAAGTAATAACTTGATCTTTACCGCTTGGACCACCAACCGGATTTGGAGCCTTCAGATACACAAACTTGATCTTGTCGCCATCTGTGATTAGTTTATACTTCTTTTCCAACTTTAGTTTACGAATGTGATGATTGTGCAACAATGCGCCTTTCACGGCGATTGGCGTAGACTTACGATAGATCGTACTTGGATCATAGTACTCCTTCATGCCATTGACGCTGCGAGGAAACGCAACATCTTCTGCTGGCAGAGAGAAGAATGTTTTCTTGAAATCAGCAACGAAGTCGATCAATTTATCTTGATCGCCATTCATGATGATATCAATTGCCTTCTTCAACTTCGTCCGTACAATCTGTGGAGTCGAACTACGAGTTGTTTCGATACCCTTGATCTTTAATTTGACTTCTTTGTATCGAACACCTTCGCTATCCCACACATTCAACATGTAACGCTTCTTCGCAGTCCAAATGCCTTTGCTTGCGATTACTTCGCGCTTCATGTGCATATAGTTACCAGCACAGTTCATCAACTGTGAAAGTTCCTTATACTTGTCTTCAATGAATGGTTCTACTACCTTATTGACAGATTTGTCAAGAAAGTCCACAATCTTATTAACATCTGTTTCATTCTTCATTACCTTCTTTACTAGGGAATCAAGACAAAGGTAAATCGAATCTGTATCACTTGCAATGATGTAATCAAGATCCGTTGTCTTGAGCGTTTCGTTTAGATACTTGTTTAGTGCGCGTTCAATCCATCGAATATTTAATTGTCCAGACAATGTAACTGCTTCCGCCAAGTCTGTATCGTAATAACGGAAATACTCATTACCAATTGCGCCATAGGCGGAATTCAATTGAATCTTACGGACGAGTTGGAAGTTGTGATACTTGGAAATATCATAATCCAACTTGATCTTCTCAACTTCATCTGTACAAGTCTCACGCTTCTTCTCTGCTTCAATCATCAGATTCTTGAAGTGCTTGCGTTCCTTATACATCTTTTCCATCAGGGCGGGAAACACACCTTGAACATCTTTGCGGAATGTAACACCATTGGCAGCAACAACTTCATTTCGCTGTTTCACATCATTGAAGACCTGAATTGGATCAATGAAAGATGTGATTGGTTTCCCATCTTCACGATCAAAGATGCCGTCGGGAGATAGAGATCCTGCCTTACCCCAATCAGTCTTGGTTTCTGGCGAGATATTGTACTGCATGATCAAATGCGGATACAGACTATTCAAGTCAAGAGAAACAACCCAATCATAAAGACCGGGCTTTGGTTCCTTGACATAAGCACCAGCATACTGGCGATCCTTGCTGTTGTGCTTCTTCGGTGGGATCACTACACCCTTTTCATATAAGTGATGGAAAACGATTGCGTCCCAAGTCCGAACCTGGCTGAAGATATCCATCAGATTCACTTTGGCTGAATAAGCCAGCGCAACCGCCAGTTCCATCAGTCGTAACTTCTCCTCCAACTTTTTGATCAGAGTTACATCATGAACATTGTACTCAATGAACTTTTGAAAGTCCTTCTTGTAGAACTCATGAATGCTTTCGTACTCCGAATACGAAAGTTTACCTTCACCTAGTTCGATGTTCGCAATATTGTCAAGACGATACGACTCTTGGTTGGTGTATGTGAATGTGAGATACAACTCGTAGTAATCTAGAGTTGCAATCCCTGCAAGATCATAGACATTGTGATCTTTGTTCTTGCGATTCACCACCTTCTGATTCACGATATTCCAGAACGAAAGTCGCTTCGCTTCTTTCTCACCCATCAATGCTGATATGCGAGAGAAGAGATATGGAATATCGAAGAATCGGATGTTCCAACCAGTGACAATATCAGGTGCAAGCGATTGCCAAAAGTTGAGAAAATCCATGAGCATCTGTGCTTCGTCATCATAACATTTGACATGATGATTTGGCAAGACACTCGTAAACGAGTTCAATCCAAAAGTAAAATACTTTCCATCACAATAAATTGTAATGGCGTTCACCCGCTCCACCGGATTCTCCATGTTAGGGAATCCAGACTCGCACTCTGTCTCAATATCAATGATTGCTACGCGCAACTTTGTGAAGTCGTAGTCAATCCCACCGGGATATCGTTCTGCCAAAAACGGATAAACGAAATCCATGTTTCCATAGATCTCAAAATTCGACACATCCTCATACTCCTTTGAGAAGTTTCTGGCTTCAGACATGGAATCAAATTCCATCTCAGAGACAGGAACACCCATCAGAGTTGTATGTGTCGGATTCTTACCCTTGATGTAAAGTTTAGGATGATAAGCAACCTTTTCAGAGGATCGCTTTCCATCCTTTACCTCACGGACAAGGATATTGTTTCCGTAGACAAATGCGTTTGTGTAAAAGTTCATTCGTTTTCAGACTTTGATTTTACATATGCTGAGAACAAAATGCAATAGTTGATTATATCAAGAACGGCATCATTGTAGCCTTCGTTCTCAACAACTAACTTGCCATCTTTTGCAAATGTGCTAAGTCGTGAAACCTTATCAATGATACGAACCAAAAAGCCTTGTTCGGTGGAACAAACGCCCATGGCTTCGCACCGCTCAAAGTTGGCAAATGGTGTTCCATTGCCTGCTCCGGCATAATCATGATTCTTCTTTTTCATGATGTGCAACGCTGTTTGGCACAGATCGTTGTGATGTTGAAATAATTCTTCGCGCTTCATGCTGAAACTCCTGTCGATCCAAACCCACCAACACGGTCGGTTTTCTGTGAAGGAGCAGTATAGCATTCTTCAATTGTATAGTCAAGATTCTTCATCAATTCACCCTGAGCAATACGGTCGCCGTGGTTGACAACAAAATCAACATTCGATGTGTTGTATAGAAGAATCATCAATTCATTTGTATAGTCAGAGTCGATGATGCCTTCTGCATTCAGAAGAGTGATTCCCTTTTTATAAGCCAAACCTGATCGTGGATGAACACGAACAGAATAGCCAACTGGAATGTCTAGAATTATACCAGTTGAAACTGACATAGTGTGGCGAGCAGGAATAATAGTTTTACCACAGGCTGAAATGTCAAAACACGCCGCTTGTTGGGTGGCGTGTTTTGGAAGAACTGCACTTGGATTAATTTTGTAGATCTTTAAGTTAGTCATGCAAAGATCATATCACAGATTTTTGTTATGTCAATAGATTTATTAACACTAGTTTAATTTTATGGGTCATTGCCTGTTGTTAGTGTGAATGTATCTAAAACAGCATTTCCATCTGATGCATTAGTGACTGTCACACTCCTACTTTGGTTGCCCCGTGGGGAATTGGATAATCTAAATCCAAGATAACGATTATTTGTAATCGTAATGTTTGTAGGCGAAGTTGTAAGTACTCCTGTGGCATTAAATGTGGCGACACTGTTGTTGGAATATTGGAATGTTCCACCACTACCCGTCCATGAAATTGTAAGAGTTATGGTTTGATCTATTCCCGTTATCTGAAGCATAGATGTTGTGGCCGAAGCAGAAGAAGTATTACCAACATTAGCCCAATTCACAGCATTGGGTGTCACATCTCCAGCAGCAGCAACAGGTGCTTTAAAATTTCCAATAGTCGATGCTCTTAAACTTGGTAAAAACATTATCCTGTCAATCCACCAGATAGATTAAAGATATTTGATGAATATGAAATCAAACCAAGTGTTGCGTGCTGGCCGACACTTCTGTACTTGCTTGTCCAACTGTTTAGTGTAACACCAGACGCTGATGTGATTCCAAGACTGCCTGTTCCTATATGAATAATTGTTGCGCTAAAGCCTACTGGTAATCCAGAAGGAACGGTTAATGTTGCACCACCAGAGTTGTTATGAGTTAGGACTTTACCATTATCTGATGCTAAGAAAGTATATGTCACACCAGTTAGAGCATTAATTCCAGCAGAAGAAATTGCATATGCTGCTGAAGTTATGCCAGATGCAGTAATACCTCCAGATATATTAACATTTCCTGTTATGTTTGTATCACCACCGTTTGGGGTTATTAATAAATCTCCGCTAGAAGAAACATCCAAATCTGCATAGTTTGTGACAGCACCCGCGGGCGTATTATAAACTAATCTTAAAGTTTTACCCGTGGTGTGGTTTATTAATACCGCACTTGTTGTATTTAATACTCGGTTGATATTTAAAAATGCATTATTTCCACTAGAAGTATTCAGATATAGTCTTCGAGAAGTATCATCAAGATACATTTTTGTTTGATTTGCAACTAGATTTATATCGCCAAATCCAAGTGCCCCAGTTGAAACAAAATCAACAGCCGGGGCATCTATTACTAAAGAAGCCCCACCTCCAAACGACATTGAAGTTGGGGCATATGACGCAGTATTGGTTCCATCTGTTAATGTAAAACCAGTTGCAGTTAGTCCTGAAGTAAATCTTTGTATACCAGTAAAAGATTGTGCAGTGTTTGTTACTGCAATGTTTGTAACTGCGCCCGTTGAACCATTTACTGAATGTACACCAACATTAGTAATTGTGATTGCACCAGTAGAACCACTAACACTTATACCAGATCCGGCAGCAACAGATTCCACACCTGTATTTGTAAGAGATACATTACCAGAAAGGTCTGTTTGTGCTAGAATGCCAGCAATACCAGAAACAGTTGCAACGGCAGTTACATCACCAGTAGCACCATTTACGGATGTTACAACTCCACCACTTGTAATAAGATACCCAGAATTTTCTGGAAGATATACTGTGTAATCGCCAACAGTGGTGCTTGCTCTTTTCAAAATTGTTGAATAAGTAGCCCCACCAAATTCCATTTCAGCTTCATTGGATGGAGTTTGAACACAGTCTATGCTAATGTATTCTGGTCCTGCTGTGCTTTTTACTTTTAATGCGGGATACCCCAAGAAAGATCCTGCTTGACCACTAAATTCTTGTGGGTATCCCCAAACATTATAAGTATCAAACATTACTCCGGTTATGTCTACAGCGCCTGTTTGTGGACCATATCCATAATCTAAAGAACTTACACCACCATCTGTGCTTGTTAGCAGTTCATTACCAGAAGTGACACCAATATATAATCGTTTGCTGGTTGCATCGTATGCTAGTTCACCAAATGTTAAACCACTTGGTATACCATTTCCTCTTTTGATTTTTACTCTAGCCATTAAAAGTCACCTCTGGCCATGATGAAAGCGAAATCATGGTATAGTATTTAGTATGAATTACCGTCTAGTATTGGTTCGTCTTTTTTCTTGCGTTTTGAGAGATTCTGAACTTTATCGGTTAGTTCTTGAACCTTTTGTTGCAACTGTTTATTTTTTTCTTGTTCTATAAGTAAATTTATTTCAAGAGATAGGTTGGCCTCTTGAAGTTGTTTAAATTTACCGTGCAACACTGGTATAACGACAACATCACTATAATTCACTTCTGTCATAATAAACCTCTTTCAATTTTAGTAAGAACCACCATCAATGTTTGCTTCAAGGTAATTTGTTACCGCATTATAAGTCAAATTAGAATTAAATCTCAACGACTGTCCGCCAGTTACTCCGGTGGCAGTGAATGTTAAGAAGCAAGTTGTGTCTGTGGTATCACTAGTCAAATTAACTGTAGTTGCGGCATACGCAGTAAATCCAGCAGCATTTGCATCAATCCAAGTAGGTTGAGAAGCAGTTCCATTTGCTTTTAAGATATAACCAGATGTTCCAAGATTAGAAGGAACAACTACAGTACCAGTATGATCTGGTAAGGTATATGTTCTGCTCGCTGTGGCAAGGCTAGTTGTAACTAGAGTACCAGTGTTAGCAGTATTAACATCTTGTAGTTGCAACTGAGAATTGACGCTTGTTGCGGAGATCAACACCGCGTCACTAAACGAACCAAGACTTAAAGTACCAGTTGCTGGTCCTTGAACAGCAGCAACTTGTATTACGCCCGGAGTTCCGCCAACAACTTCTGCTGTGATACCAGCGTTTGGTACGAAAGTGAAATAACCAGTGCTATCGTCATAACCAAAGAATCCAGTTCTTCCAACTGAACCAGTGTGATACTTGAATGCTATACCGCGATCTTTATTGTCGTCGGTGGTTGGCATCGCACCACCAGTTGCACCACCAATTGTGATAATTGGATCAAAAACTTGAGTTACTGTGCTATTAATATAAGTGGTTGTACCATTTACGGTAAGATCACCAGTGATGGTGACATTTCCACCAATAGTGGCATTACCAGTAGAAGCAACAGTTGTGGTTGTAATACCAGCATTGAAAGTCTGAGCGGCGGTAAATGTATTTGCTACGGTAGTAGTAACACCAGATACTGCTCCAGTTAGTCCATTGAAAGAGGCAACTCCGGTTACAGCACCTGTTAGTCCGTTAAATGAGGTAACTGCGGTTGTTGCAGCGGTCGAACCATTGACTGTGCCCATTAACTGACTTGTTAGTGCCAGAGTACCAGAAGCGGCTGGTAGGTATACATTTTTATTGCCAGCACTTGAATCACCATAAAGATACTGCAATCCCGCACTACCGCTAGCAACAAATGCAATTCTTTCTGGTAGAACAGTAGTAGAAGCAGATGTTGTTGGACTATTTTGAGCAATTAAACCACCAGCAGCATTTATTGTCTGTGACGCTGTAAAATTATTGTCGCCGTTGGTAACAGCAATATTTGTGACTGCACCAGTAGAGCCGTTTACGCTCGATACACCAGTAACTGCCCCAGTGAGACCATTGAATGATCGAACACCCGTGTTTGTGAATGTTACTGCACCTGTGGCACCACTAACACTGATACCAGTTCCAGCAACAGCAGAACCAACACCACTCACAGCACCCGTCGAACCGTTGAACGATTGAACGCCGGTGTTTGTTAGAGTTATATTACCAGTTGCGGCACTAACACTAATACCAGTTGATGCAACGAGTCCAGTAACACCCGTGTTTGTGAATGTTACTGCACCTGTGGCGCCACTGACGCTTATACCAGAACCAGCGACTGCACTTTGAACACCCGTATTTGTTAGAGTAATTCCCTTGCCGGCAGAAGCAATAGACAGACCAGTGCTTACTCCTATAGAAAGCGCACCAGTTAATCCATTAAGAGAAGCAACAGCACCGGCTGCAACATTGTTGTCAACATATGTCTTTACCGCATAC